GCAGTAAATCCTAAATCAAATTTATCAATATCTATACTCATATCTGTTCCTCTATATTATTATATTTATAATGTCTAGGTACCTCTTTAGTTTTATCTTTATGTATTTGTGTACTACCATGACTAGGAGTTTTCTTTCTTACTTTTGATTTACCAAATATTTTTTCCCAGTTATCAGCATATAGTTCTTCATTAGAGTTTCTTCTTTTAGAACCTTTTCCGCCATGCCATTGTTTATTATCCATAATATATCCAAAATAATACTGCACCAGTAATTAAACCAATTGCTAATATAATACTTAATACTTTTTTTCTAAATTGGCTTTTTTGTTTCTTTCTCCAATTTTCTAAATCAAGTACTTCTTTAATTCTTTTTAATTTATTCGAAGACAACTCCGCCTCTCCTCACCAACTCATTTTTAATTTTTTGTTTATCTTTTGGTCTTGTGTTTGATGCGTTATATTTTTCTATTAACTCTTTTTTAGCAAATCCTTTTATATATGGATGCACTGTTGTAGCTTTCTTTGTTGCTCTATCGATTGTTGTGTGTGATTTTCCTAATTTTATTGGCATAATATACTCCTATTTTATTCTTTTAACGCTTCCTTTAAGGTCTGCTAAATATGCAAACATTTCTACTTCAGGAAACTCTCTTTTCAAATCAAGTAATGCTTTAAGATTTTCTTTGTGGTCATCAAATAATCTTATTCTTGCATACTCACCAGTTTTTAAATATTTTCTAAATATTATTTGTTTATTTTCTGCACTTGAACCACTCATATTACCAGCTCTTTCAACGTATACATTTTTCATTGGTATACCATGTGATTCAAATGTTTTTATAAAAAGTTTTTTATCATCCATATCTGCTCTAGCAGTTACGATAATAACTTTAGAACCTCTTTTAGTTGCATTAGTTATAATTGCTTTTGCTTTTGCTACCATTCTTGCAATTGGTGTTGCAGTTTGATAAAAGATTTTAGCCGATTTAAATTCACCAAAATCGTACTCTTCATTTTTTCTAAGTTTATAAGAATTGAATTCCATTGGTGTTAGCTTTTTTTCTTGACCAGTATTTTTATTTCTTACAATAACACTGGCCTTTGACACAAACATTGTGTCATCTATATCAAAGATTGTTAAACCTTTACCAGCTTTTTCTGCTAAAAAATCTCTAAACTTTTTCATAATAGATATTATACCACACTTTTTTTGTAATGTAAATATCTATTTATAATAAAAAACTATTTAAAGTGGCGTTTTATTGTTTCTAATTTATCTTCTGCTTCTGCCATTTTAGATACTTGTGTTTCAATAGCTTCAACAATATCTGGATGTTCACCTATACCAACTGAATTTCTTTGGTATACCATCACATTTGCCTTTGCAACTTCTATCTCACCTTCTAATTTTTTACATAATGCTTCTAGTAAATGATTCATTTTATCTCCCGAATAGTTTTCTTCGTTTATATTCATTAATTGTTTCAATTAATTTTTTTGTCCAATTATCTCTATCTTCCACAAAAACTTGTGGACCTTCATCTCCTGCTATACATACAACTAATTGTTTTATTGGCATGCCAGTTCTTTCTTCCCACATAATAGCATAGGCAGAACATTGCATAAAGTAATTAGATATCCATTCTTTCTTTTTTGTTTTACGAGATGTCTTCCAATCAATAATAGAATCAACACCTTTCCATTGACCAACTAAATCTACTCTTCCTGCTAGTCCTAAATGTTTAGAAAATAATGGTGCTTCTTGTTGATATACCTTTGTGACACTTTCATCTAATATTGGTTGAACATCTTTAAACGTTTGTATGTTATGTGGCATTTCATCTTTTATATAATCTGGGTCATTAGCAATATATTTTTCAATAATATTATGAACGGTAGTTCCTCTAGAACTGGCTTGTCTTGATATACGATTGGCTTCTTCTTCACCTACACGTGCACGCCAGGCTCGTATTGCATCTTCTGATAATATCGAAAGAACTGTAGTAACTGATGCGTACTTATTTCCTTCTGGGTCTGAGTAAAATCTTCCGCTATCTCCTGTGACAGCTTTCAAATCGTTATAACCTAAGTCTTTAGGCTCATGTATAAAATTCATATTTAGTGGCTCACAAATTGGTTGATAATCCAAAACATTAATATCATAAATCCAAATACACAAACCTGTATAACTGAAGCAACTGCTATTTGTTTCATAGGATGTATATCATGTATTTTTTCAACCCATGATTCTGATGGAGATAGATTAACTACCTGTAATATTTTTTCTTCTTTAGATTTTGTCATAGCTTATCGTTTTCCAACATTTCTTTTGTCATAATAAAATCTCTAACCAATCCACTACGAACAATATCTTTCCATTCAAATTCAATGTGGTCAAAGCTTTTCATATTATTAATAATATTTATAAATGAATATAATCCGCTTTTATCGTTTTGTTTTACAAAATCACTTTGATAATAATCACCACAAAAAATAACTCTACAGTTTTTACCAACTCTTGTTATAATACTACATAACTCATGGTAATTACAATTCTGTGCTTCGTCAATTATAATAACGCTATCATTTAAAGTAATACCACGTATAAAAGATGTTGTAATGAATTCAATATTTTTAAATGATATCATTTTTTTCCAACCTTCTTTATCATTAAATAGTTCGTTCACTGTAGAAATATATGGGTCCATATATGCTGCTTCTTTTTCTTCTTTTTCTCCAGGTAAGAATCCCATGTCTCTTGTAGGTAATGCACTTCTTACAATTACAACTTTTTGCATTGTATTATTTTTATCTAATATATCATTAAGTCCTAAATATAAAGCAAGAAAAGTTTTACCTGTACCGGCTGAACCGCTTAATACTAAATTTTGTCCAGCTTTATAAGAATCAAATACTTTCTCTTGATTCTTTGTTAATGCTTTTAATTTTTGTAAATGTTCTAATCTAAGTTTACTTGGTTTCATTATTTTGTTTTTATATTATCTCTGAGTCTTGGTGGCATACCGCCTTTAATTCTATCCTGTACTTCTTTCCAACCAGAGCCAGCTCTTGATAATATTGATTTACCACCATCGTGGTCTATATTTAATGTACTATAGTGTGATTGTATATTTGGATTTTCTTCTAAGTATTTTACTTTACTATCATATGACATTATTTTTTCAAATACTTCTCCAGTGTCTTTATTTTTAAATTCATATGTTGGCATTAAATTAATTCCTGTAATCTTTTCATTGTTGATGGTATATCATAACAAAGATAATCATATATATACCAAGTTAAAAACTTTCTATTCATATCTTTATTATACCAATTCATATTATCTATATATTTATTTAACTGAGTTAGTATTCTTAAATCTCTTGTTATCCAATGATAATCAGGATATCCATAAGAAATAATTGGAACCTCATGCATCATACATTCAATACCAGCAGTAGAATTCTCTATGATTGCTACTTTTGTTTTGGGTAATACACTATGAATTGATACATAACCGGTTATGACTTGATGTCCATCATTTTCCCATTGTAAAATTGTTTTATTTAAATCTCTTATAATGTGAGAAGCCTTGCTAATTCTTGGATGCAATTTAATAACTAAATTTCTATCTTTTAACTTTTCAATTATTTGACACATTTTATCCCAATGATTTCCAAAGCCAAATCCTTTCACTGTTTCATCTTCTGGCATTTGACCGACAATTAATATGTGGTCATTTTTTAACTTACCAGTTGCTTCTTCCCATTTAAATAATTCAGCACTATCCCATTTATTAGCTCTTCGACTAACCATTTCTTGTATTTCATTCCATTCACTATTTTGTATATTTCTATATTCATATTCAATTGGTTCTTCAAACGTAATACGAGAACTATTAGCATAACCTAAATCACATATTTGAAAATGTTGACCTGTTGGTGCTGTAGGTTTAAAGATAATAGAATTTTCTGGCATATCAGGTTCAGTATCTCTGCTTGTATGATTGTATATATGAAGGTCTGGATTATCTTCTACTTTTTCATGTCCTAAGATATCCATAGCATGTTCAATACAATTAGCTGCATAAGCAAATTGCCCTTTAAATGTATATCGATGTTCGTATAATTTATATCGCATTAAACCATTTAGGCATTGGTCTTTTTGTCCATACCATTTTAAATCTTTCTTGTTTTGTTTGATAAAAGTTTTTGTAGGATTCTATTGCATTTGTTCCACCTAAATCGTGTACAACACATTCAGGGTTTGAGCTCATTGCAAGTTTGAATGGAGTTTTACCAATCTTGATATTATCTGGTAAAGCTTTAAGTATCTTTCTTAGTTTTGTATCGGTTGAATGAACTTTACCATAGCGATAAGAGTATTCATCACAAAGTGCAATAAAATGATTATAATGCCAAGTATAATTGCAGCATCCTTCACGAGTCCATACTGTTGATGGATGATTAAAATGACAAGCTTTGTAAAGTATATCTTCACGCTCATCGTTTAGTTTCCAATATTGTAACATTGACCCAGATTTTGAAGGTCTACGTTCCATCACACCATCTAGCATACGATGTACTGTAGACAACATTTGAGCAGATTCGACAATCATTTTGACTACATGTTTGTCACACTGTTCTTGTGCTGCAATCACTGGGTCTTCATTTAATATAAAAATGTTCATAATATATATTATACCACAAAATGTGGTAAATGTAAACTGTTATTTGTACTCTCTCATTTCACTAAGCGCATGGGACATATAGTCAATCTTTTTTCCCATTTTGTACGCTAATACATGTTTTCCTTTCTTTAGTAATCTTTTTTGATAATATACTGCTTCAGAAATATCTTTCTTAAGTCTTTCAATTTGAACAAACATAGTTTCTCCTATAGTGTTAAAATTAATTGTTATTATCATAATAAAAGTGTTAACCTCCTATTTAACTATCAAGTTTGGAAATGCATCACAAACTAATTTCTTTGTGATACCCTTGTATTTCATTTTTTTGTCCTTTGCAGCTATGAGTAATTCTGCTTCTTCAGGATTTAGTGACTCCAATAGATTCAAGAATAAACCTTCTCTTTTAAGAGGTTTCATTCCATTTGCTACTGGACCTTTGAAAAAATATTTGAATTGAGTATATGCTTTATTTAAGATTGTATACTCATAACCTTTAGGTGCATCGTCTTGCTTATACGTTGGTGCGCCTTGTGGTAAAGCTGGTATTACTGTTTCATCATAATTAATTCTAAGTATGTCTGTAAGACCTGGTGATTTATTCATTCTTAAGAATCGAATACGTTCTTCTCTTTTCGTCAGTTTACCTGCTTCAGTTAAAACTTCTGATATTAATTTTCTAGCCATTATAAAATTCCTCCACGACTTCAATCAAATTGTTACATCTCTTTTTTATTAAATAGTTTAATACTTTCATATTTGGCGTTTTTGTTTGCCCGTTAAAATTATTTATAATACTTTCTGACACGTCTTCAGGAATATCAGATAAATCTATTAATTTTTTATTTCTTTGATAATTTCTATATGTGTCATCATCCATTGATTCTCTTAGATTATCAGAGGTTTCTAGCCAAGCATCAATCTTAGTTTGTCTAAGAGGTGTTTGATTTTTTTCAGATATAAATGTATCATCTGCAGATAATACGTTTGGTATACCATCACTACTATCGCCTCTCATAATATGATTAAATAAATATGTTCTAGGGTTTTTATCTGTTACCATTTTCTTTTGTATTGGACTGAATTGTTTTACATTCTTAAACTTTTGTAATTGAATAAAATCTTTATCAGATGATATAATCATGACTGGTTCATCTTGTCCAAACTCTTGTGTTTTCATTACTAAAGATGCAATGATATCATCAGCTTCTACACCTTCCATATGAATAACTTTATATGGCAAATTATCTCTTATTTCATCTCTTACAGTATGCAATATTCTAAATATTTCTACCCAGTCCATTGACGAATTATCTCTTGATTTTTTTCTGTTTGCTTTATATTCCGGAAAGAATTGTTTTCTCCACGTATTCATACCATCAGCACATATTACTAATTGACCATATTCATCTCTATACTTTTTATTGTACATTCGAATACTGTTTAGTATCATGTGTCTTATCATATTTTCATCATTTAATTTTTGCACTATAATATTGCTTAGTGCGATTTGGCTATAATCAATCAGTATCATCTTCATCCTCTAGTTTAAAATCAATTTCTAAATCACTATCACTTGGCTCAAACTTATATTCTGCTAATTCATGATTAGCTTCTTCATTCAATAAAATCATTTCTTTTATTTTGATATAAGCATTATCCATTGTTTGGTGTAATCCATGCGGTATATGATACCATCTATTAAACATTGCATTTAACATATTAACGATTACAAACATGTCTCTAGACTCTTGTTTGGTTTCATCTCTAAAATCCATATCCATAAAGTCTTCTGATATTTCACCAGTATTAATAAATTCTTCTAATACTTCAAGTAAATAGTGTGAGCTATCGACGCATTTGTCACTTGCTTCATTTAGTACTTTAACGTCTTCTTTTTCTTGTATTTCCTGCTTAGTCGGAAACTGTAATATTTTTCCCATATAATGTATATTATACCATACTTTTACTTAAATGTACACATATTTTTTACACTATTTGCACCTATTCTGCAATTAATAATGCCATTATAATATTCATCTGATAGTAATACATCTCTATCAAACTGTTCCTTTGCTTCTAAATATGCGCATTCTCCTTTAGTTTTGCAAAGGTATAATATTTCTCTGTGATAAAAATCTGCTCCATGAACTTGGACTTCTTCTGTTAAATATCTGTTGGAACCATAATACGTTCTCCAATCAGATTCAACATAGGTAATTTTTCTGCGCTTTCTTGTTTTAGTGATAGGCAATGTTTTTTTAGACCAGAAGAATTTTTTACCAATATACTTTTTATTGGTTCCTCTATGAGTAATACAATAAACAAAGCCATGCCATTCTCCACCAAATCTTTCATATGTAAAAGGTTCGTCAGGTGTAAACTTTAATCCTTGATATATCCAATCATTCATTGAAATCTAACTCATCCATATCATCATCAGTAGGTTCACCACAATGAGGACAAAAATTAATCTTTAATTCTCTGTCATCTGGTTTTATTACAATACGTGAATAACAATATTCGCATTCTAAAATCATAACTCTACACTAGTTAATTCTTTTAGTTCTGTATACCCACCAATCTTTTGACCATCAACTATGATTTGTGGAAATGTTCTAGCTCCTGGAAATGTTTCCATTAACTCTTCTCTAGTAAAGTCTTTACCAAATAACTTATATTCATAATCCATTTTCTTTTGTTCACATAATGCTTTTGCCATATCACAGTATGGACAATTATCTTTTCCGTATATTTCTATCATAAACTTAATCCTACTAATGTTTTATTATCTACATCTTGTTTTACACCACCAACAACATAAGAACTTATTTCTGTTTCTTGTGGTGCGACCTGTACGTTTCCTCCAGATATCCACTTTTCCGTCCAAGGTAGTGGATTCATTTGAGGAACTGTGTATGGACAAGGTAAACCTAATGCTCTCATTCTTTTACATCCTATCCATTCAACGTAATTTTCTAATATTGTACCATTTAAACCAATCATTGAACCATCTTTGAATAGATATCTTGCCCATTCTTTTTCTTGTTCAATAACATCAATAAATAATTGTACAACCTGTTTTTCATATTTCTTTGCAATCTTCTCAAAGTCTTTATCTTCTTTTAAAAGATTTCTTAACATAACTGTGGTTGCTGCAAGGTGTGTATTTTCATCTCTTGCAATAAACTTAATTATTTTAGCATTACCTTCCATCTTTTTTAATTCAGCAAATGCCCAACTACAAGCAAACGATACATAGAATCTTATTCCTTCTAAAGCATTTGCACTCATAAGACACATATATAAAGACCTTTTGTGGTCCATTTTATTTGTTGCTGTATTATTATCTGCAATTAATTCATCATAATATTTGGATATATCAGCTCCGCATTTTACAATTTCTTTGATATCTAACATTGTATCAAATACTTCAGATGGATTAGGATATATATTCCTAATAATATGAGTATAGGAACGAGAATGTATCGTTTCAAAAAATGACCAAGTCTCAATCCAATTTTCAATTTCGGGTAACGAAGCAATAGGAAGGAAAGCAAGGTTCGGGGCCCGACCTTGAACAGAGTCCAATAGTATTTGCCTTTTGAGATTAGATGTGAAGATGTGTTTTTCATGAGCAGTAAGTTCTCCGAAATCTTTTTTGTCTTTAGATACATCGACTTCTTCTGGTCTCCAGAAAAAGCCTAGTTGTTTATCAGTAATTTTTTCTAATTGTGGATATTTTACTTGGTCGTATCTAGCGATATCAACACCATTATCGAAAAACATATTTCTTAGTAAGTGTGATTTTTTATTTTTTTCCAGTACTGGCATCAGGTCTCCATGAAATTGTTGATTTAGTTTCTATTGCATCTTGTGCACATTGTATATATTCTTTGTCTTCTTCTGAAAGTACTGACCAAAATTTACTTATTGTTAAGGTATGGTCATATACAACTTCAGGCTTTTTCATATGATAATCTTGTTCCATCCAATCTTGTAGGATGTCCATTCTTTGATTTATCTTATCTTTTAAATTTTGCATGAATCGCAATCATCCTCATCTTCTATTATTTCTGTACCATCATATGTATGATGCTCATCTTCTTTCATTTCACCCGCTCCATCGAAAGTGTTGAAATAGTATAATTGCTTTAATCCATATTTGTATGCTGTGATTAAGTCTGTTATCATCACAGACATTGGCACCTTATTATCTTCAAAATGTTCTGGATTATAAGATGTATTTACAGATATTCCTTGGTCGATATATTTTTGTAATATTCCACATATCGTTAAATATCCTTCAGGTGACTTTTGGTCCCACAGTAAGTCATACTTGTTTTTCAGGTGGTGATATCCAGGTACAACCTGAGCCATCACTCCATCTTTACTTTGTTTGTACGATACCAAAGCTCTTGGTGGTTCAATACCATTCGTACTATTACTTATTTGAGCGCTTGTTTCAGCGGGCATCAAAGCCATTAGCGTAGAGTTCCTAATACCAGTATCTCTGAGTTGTTCTCTTAACTCTTTCCACGGGAGTCGTTCTCTATGCACTATAAGATTATCTATCGCTCTCTTATAAGTATCGATAGGAAGTATTCCTTTAGAATATTTCGTATCATTATTATATATCACTTTTCCTTTTTCAACAGCAAGGTTTGCGGAACTTTTTATTAAATAATATGACCAAGCTTCAGCATATTCATCTATTATTTCGTATGCAGATTCATCATATTTAAGTCCTCTTTTTGCTAAGAAATATGCGAGGTTGATAATACCTACACCTAAAGGTCTTCTATTCATTGTTCCTCTTTGTGCTGCTGGTATTGGATAACCCTGATAATCGAGTAGTTCATCTAAAGCTCTTACACTTAAATCACAATACTTTTCAAATTCATGTGGTTCATTGATAAGACCCCAGTTGATTGCTGATAATGTACACAAAGATATTTCACCTTCAGTATCATCTTGACTATTAAGTGGTGTTGTAGGTAAATCAATCTCACAACAAAGATTACTCATTTTAATTGGAGCTCTTCTTGCATTGAATGCACCGTGGTCATTTGCATGGTCAACATTCATTAGATATATTCTACCAGTATCTTTTCTTTCAGTTAAGAACTGTGAAAAGACTTCTAAAGCTGGTAATGACTTTTTACGTATAGATGTTTTTCTTTCATACATCTCATATAATTCTTTAAATCTATCTTGGTCAACAAAGAAAGCATCATATAATCCTGGTACTTCGTTTGGGTCAAAGAAAGTTATATTACCACCTTCTAATAATCTTTCATACATCAACTTATTAAACTGAAAAGCATAATCCATGTGACGTACTCTTGTTTCTTCAGTACCTTTATTGTTTTTTAATACTACCAAATCCTCAAACTCATAGTGCCAAACCGGTAAATAAACAGTTGCAGCTCCTCCACGAACACCTCCTTGAGAGCAGCTTTTAACAGCACTTTGAAAATATTTGAGGAATGGTATTAAACCTGTATGAACAACTGAACCATCTCCTACCTTTGCACCATTTGCTCGAATTGCACCAGCACCTATTCCAATACCAGCTTTTTTGCTTATATATCGGACAATAGAAGTAGCAGTAGCATTAATAGAATCAAGGGAATCTCCTGATTCAATAAGAACGCAAGAACTGAATTGTCTAGTCGGTGTTCTAACTCCTGCCATGATTGGTGTAGGGAGTGATATATAGAATTGAGAAATTGCATCATAATAATCCTTTACGTATTTTGTACGATTTTCTTTGTAATTACTAAAGAGAGTCATTGCTATCATCATATACAAAATTTGTGGTGTTTCGTATATTTGTTTTGTTCTTCTATCTTGAACTAAATACTTACCACGAAATTGTTCCATTCCTGCATAAGTAAATGTATCATCTCTTTCATGTTTAATATAATTATTAAATTCAAGTATTTCATCTTCTGTATATTTTACTAGAATATCAGCATCATAAACACCTAGTTCTATATTTCGTTCTATAATAGAAGTCAATGGAGGAACATCATATTCTCCATAAGCTTCTTTTCTCATCTTATACGAGATAAGACGAGCTGCAACAAACTGATAGTTTGGTGTATGTTCAGAAATTAATTCTGCAGTTGATTTAATTAAAAGTTCATGGATATCATAAGCAGGGATTTTATCATAAAGTTGTATGTTAGCTTTGAGTTCAATTTCAGACATTGATACGCCTGATATATCTTCAACTGCCCACTCTAAAACTTTATGTACTTTTTCTAAATCGAATGCTTGGATTGAACCATCTCTTTTTGTGACATTTATTGTAGTTGTTCCATTCATATATTATATATTATACCACAAATCACAAGATTTGTACACTGTTATTTTGATTTATTATCCGCGGATATCAGACACTGCTTCAGGCGCTTGTATTCCTACACCTACGCCTTTGTCACCATTTGGCATTGTTACATCTCTATAATAGATTACAACTTCACCTAGTTGTTTAATGTATCTTTTTAGTTCTTGCATATCTTCAGCCATAACTTTATAATCACCAACAGTTGTAGCTACAAAAACGATATCTCCATTGTTTTGTTTTTTAATTTCATCTAGAAATCTATCTAAATATGTATAACCTTCTGGCCAATCAGGATTATCTCTTTCAGATAAATCACAAGTCTTAGGTCGTTTAAATTTTTCGTTACCTTCATCATCAAACTTTTTAGGTTCGAATGGTATTGTTGCTTTACATGGATTTGTAATAACTGCTTCCGATACAACCCACCATTGAGGTGCAGTC